TTGGTGCTAAGAAAGGTAAGAAAGCTTCTGGTTGTCCTGTTTCTGGATTTATTGTAATAGGCATAGCAGATGCTAGTCCTTTTACTTCTGCAGGATTAACATGTAATAGCATAGAATCGCCAAAACGACCTTGAGCTGCTACATTTTTAGTTTGTTGTTGAATGTCCATTATCTATCTTCCTCTTTTGTTTCACAGCCAAACATATTAAAACTCATGTCTACTGCACTTGTATAAACTTTTACTACATCTGTTTGATTTAATGTTATCCCAATTACTATAGTTAGGGAATCGTTTGCTGCTACTGATTTATCGTAATATAAATACTGTTTATCATTAGCAGAAGCTCCAGCTACATGAACACTTAATCTAAATGTTATTGCTGAACCTGTTCTGTTTGCTGCAACAATAGAACTAACTGTAGTTTGTGTCATATCAGGCACAGTATAAAGTGTAGTAACTGTTGTTGCTGCAGGGTCTAATTGACCTAATACTTTTAAATTATCAGCCACCTGTTATCCCCATTAATAAAAATTGATGTCTTTTAAGACCTTTACTTACTACAACGCTTTGTAGTTTTTGTAGCTTATCTATTTCAATAGCTAAATCTTGTACTGCTTGTTCCATAATTCTTCTTGTAACTGCCTCATCTGCGGAACTATATTCTTGTTGTGCTAAAGGTAATGCTATTGATTTAGGATTTGCCATTATCTTTTACCATCTGGTCTTATATCTAACCTTAAATCGCCTAGTCGCCATCCATAATCGCTAGATGAATTAGACACTCTGATAGCACATTGCCTGCTTCTTGCTCTTGTATTTGTAAATGTAGAAGCTGGTGTTACTGATACAGTAGATAAGGTAGATAAATCTTCTAATGGATAATCTCTACCTTTAATTGTAATAGTTACATCGTCTGATGTAGTTTGTTGATTTCTAAATTGAACATCAGGTATTACTTTATTTACTGCAATAAACTTTTCTCCATCTGGGTCTAAGTCAAAATCACTAGATTCAATAAAAGCAGTAAATTCACTACCATCATCTCCGTGTCCTAGCTCATGTGAATAAATATAATTATTATTAACTGTACTATCGTTTTTACTTGCAGCTATTGGATGGTCTAATATAACAGCAGCATCCCAAGCAGTTCTTACAAAATTATCTGATGTTGTGCCAATAGACCAAACTTGTTCAAGATAGTTATACATTACATACTTATCTACTTCTAAGCTATCTCCTGAAGGATAGAACCACATTATTTCATTAGCACTATCATTAACAGCACCAAATATTTTAAATGCTTGTCCTTTATTTAAATCACTTAATACATAATCTAATACAGTACATGGCAATCTTTGAGCACTACCTGAGTAACTATAGAAACCTCCGTGGTCCATAAAGTAAACTTGATTATTAGCATTTACTGCTGAGTTTGGAGATATTAAAGATGGTCCATGTGCAACTTCATTAAATGAAAATACAAAAGGTGAACCTACAAATCTCATAGAAACTATACCTGCATCTGTCCATATAAGTATTTCTTGTCTTGTTCTCAAGGCTCCTATTATTGTAGAACCCATTGATAATTGAACACCACCAGCTTGATTTGTTGCAGTAGGAGTCCAATCTATAATACTTTCTGTATCTGAAAATCTAACTAATAAAGGGTCTATTGCTGTAGAACCTATTGGATTACAACCAAAAGCTATAACATGCTTGTCTACATCAGATACCATAATTTGCAATACTGCTGTTGGTACATTGCTAGCATTTGATAAAGTAGTTGCATCTACTGCTCTTGTGTTACCACCTGATGATTCATCCCAATAATAAACACCACCAGCTCTAGGATTTAAAACTGTATCATCGCCAAAGTTATCTATTGACCATAATCTTAATTGATTAGTTAATGTTAAATCGTTTGCAGAACCCCATGTTCCTGCACCCCAAGTACCAGAACCCCAACCTGTTGATTGTACATATACATCTAAACCTGTGTTTATTTGATAAACAGCATCTGCACCTGAACCACCATTACCTGTATCACTTCCATTGGCTGTTGCTGTAGCTGTAAATGTAAATGTATCTACAGTAGGTACACTAATTATTTGATATTCTTGATTTAATACAGTAGCAGTTATAGCACCACCAAGACTTGCTGCACCAGCTAGTGTTACAAAATCGCCCTCTACTGCTCCGTGGTCATCATCAGTTGCTGTTATGACTGCACTACCATTAGTAGCTGCAAATACTATGCCATTGGTTGTAGTAGCTCTTATAGGAGTAACATCAGAAAAAACATTACCTTCTAATACATAAAACTTTTGATGAGTACCAAGTGTTATATAGTTAGTACCACTTGAAGCTCTATAAACAAAAATCTTTCTAGCTGTGCCTATAAAACTATCTGTGCTTTGTTTTGCCCAGCCACCTATTCTTTCAGGTCTACCTTTACGGAATCTAACTTTATCTGCGTCAAACCAACCACCTTCGTTACTATAATTAGTACCTTCTTTGTTTATACCTGGTCTAAATACATATTTTCTTAATGGCATTTATTACACCTGATGCCATTCTTTGCCTTCAAACAATAAGGCTTCTGCTTCTCTTCTTCTTACTAATCCTTCTAAAACTTTACCGCCTGCTTTGTTCCAACGCTTTATCTGTGCAGGTACATCTTCATAGTCACCTTTGTTTAAAACTTTAAGCATAGTAGATGCATTTAAATTAGATGGTCCTAGATTAAATGTCCAAGAAACTATTGCATCAAACTGATGTTGACTTAATGGCATCTCTACAGCTTCTAATACATAACCTTCATACTCATCCATTTCATGTAATAATAAACTATCTGTTTCTTTTTCAGTAAGAGTGTCACCTTCTTTTACGCCTTTAGTAGAACCATAACCTATAGTCCATACTCCAGCAGCACATTTATAAGCTTTTAGTTCACAGCCTTCAAATTTTTTAATTAGTGATAAACCTTCTTTTGATATTTTCATCTTTTTATTCCTCTTTGCTTGTAGTAACTTTTCTATAATAGACGACAACTTCTTTAAGTTCATTTATGTACCTCTTTAATTCTTGCATATTATAAGACATAAGTTCATAGTCAGACACAGACATAGCAACAAATACTAATTGACCTTGGTCTTTTTCTACTTTTTCTAAAAACTCTTCTATATTTTTGTCAGAAACTACATACCAGTAAGGGTCTTTTAAATCTATCTGCCTAGGCATTATAGGTTGAACAATAGTTCTTTCTATAGGCTTAGAGATAACTTCTATCTGCTTACTTGGTATCAGGCTGCAACTGCAAGCCATCATCAAGATTGTCGATATTGCGACTATCTTCTTCGATGCTGTCAAATACATTTTTAGTTCCTTTATTTATTCTTGGCTCTATCAATCCAGGTTTAGCTGCTGCTAGTTTAGTTAAATTGTGCCTTTTAAATATGTCAAGGTATCTTGACATTTCTTGTTCTATCTCTTGATTGCGTGACTGTATGGCTAGTAAGCCTTCTGTTTGTGTAGAAAAATCATTTTGTAATGATTCTATTGCTTGTTTTTGCTCTTGGTTTCTTAATTCAAAAGCTTGGTTAAGAGCAGATAGTTTAGAGTTTTGATTCCACAATAAAAAGCTACTTAATCCTAAAACTAATATTATTCCAATTAAAACTTTACTCATTGCTTCCCCATGTGTATACCTGTAATGGTTTAGACTTGCCTTTAACCTCTATTGGTTCTAATAATTTTAACTTAAATTTACACTTTTTGGCAGTTTCTTCGCCTATTAATGTTCCTACTCCTGCAACCTTAGTGCTTGATTCTAGTCTTGCAGCAACATTACATGGGTCGCCTATAAGAGAAAATGCAAATCTATCAGTAGCTCCAAAGTTACCTGCAATACAAATACCACTATTAACTCCAATACCTATTGCTATCTTAGGTATACCTTCTGATAAAAATTTAATATTTAACTCGTCTATATTCTTTTCTATTTGTTTGGCTGCTTGTAAGGCTAGGTTGTGGTGGTCATCTTGTGGAATTATTGTATTCCAATGAAACATACCAGCATCGCCAATAAATTTATCTGTACATCCTAAATATTTATTAACTGCTTTTACTTGTACATCTAATACATGGTTCATAATGTATGTAACCATTTCAGGTTCTACTGACTCAGACAAACTTGTAAAGCCTCTAAGGTCTGTAAATATAATACTGCAATCAACTCTACTACCATTTACTTTACAAAGTTCTGGATTATCTTGTAACTTCTTAACCATTCTAGGGTCAAGATACTTACCAAATTGTTTTTTTATTTGTTGTCTTAATTTATATTGTTCTCTAAATCTAAGATAAAAACCTATAGAAGCTGTAATAAACTGTGATATTAAAGTCCAACTTATATCTATTAGTATTCCACGCTGTATTAGATAGTGTCCAAAAAATATTGTTGAAAAGAATAATAGACTGGTTAATATTATTCCTGCAGTCATTCCAAAAATATTTATACATAACCAAACAAAAGTTACTGTTATCACTAGAATTAATATTTCAGCAGCTAAAGACCAATCAGGTATATAAGGACTATCTTGTATTAAGATTGATTCTGCTAGAGCTGCTTGTATCTTATGTGGTTCTAACAATCCTGCTGGAGTTGCAATTTGTGGCATAACACCATTAGCAGTTACACCTACAAATACAAACTTATTTGCAACATTCATTTCTTGTAAATTTGTTTGTGGGGTGTCAACCCAACTAATCCACTTACGACCAAGACTATCGGTTTTTACTGGTGGTATTCCTCTAATTGATATTTCTTCTACACCATTATCATTAGTTTTTATAATGTATGTTTTTACATTAAATAAAGCTTTGTAGATTTGAGTGCCAAAAGAAGGAATCCATTCGTTGTTTGGTGTCTTGACTAATAAAGGTATTCTTCTAACAAGTTGGTCTATATCGGTGGGAGCAATGGCTAATCCCTGTAATGTATTATTTGCTAGAGTGTTCAGGTTTTCCTTGACTCCCGTACTAATCATACCACCAATATCATTACCTTTTACAACTGTCCCTGTAAACCTAGGATAGTTACCTTTACCATCTTCAAACATAGCAATAACACTTGGAGCATATCCTAGAGTAGTAGCAAATATTTCATCTCCACCCATTCTATCTGCTTGTGGAAAAGAAATAACCCATCCAACACCTATAGCACCTTTATTAATAAGGTCAACTTGTATTTCAGCCAATCTTCTTCTAGGAAAAGGATATCCACCTTCATCTTCAACATCTTGTTCTGTAATATTTAAAATTACAAAATTATTTGATGGCTCATATTTTTTAACAAAAGTATCAAATATTTTTAACTTTAATATTTCTGTTGGTGTTGATTGATATATTAAAGGTAGTACAAGTATTATAAGTATTATGAATATTAGTTTTTTCATTAATCACTTTGGGTGATGGTTATATATGAATCACCGCCTCCATTTACTTTAATAACATTACTAACACCATCTTGAATAAATATAACAGTATATGAATTGCTTCCGTTTAAATCTAATCTGACAGATTCATTAACCTGCCTTCTAAGACTAATAACTTGTCCTGTAATTATTGTAGTTATTTGTGTATCTGGGTCTTTACCTAATAAAGTTCCTGATACTTGAGCACTAATAGATTTAGATAACTGGTCTTTTTCTTCTGCTACAGCCAAAGCATCTAATACATTAAGTAAATCTTCTAAGTAGTTTACATCTAAATAATTTATATCAAGCTCTGTAAATTCCAGTTCATCTGTAGATAGATAATCTTCGGCAAGATAGTCTATATCTAAATCATTAAAATCTAATATGTTAGCTTTTTTAGCAGATACTTCTTCTTGTATTACTAATTCTTCTTTAGGAGGTGTGACAATTAACATATTATCAATCATATCTAAAGTTAAATCTAATATTACAGGTTTAGTAGGTCTAGACTCAAATACGCTTACTGTGGTCGCTTGATAAGGCTTGTTTAATAAAACACTACCCATTGCAGTAACTACTTCTATTTCTCCACTAGATAAGCCTAGAGCGTCAGGTAATAGTATTATTAATGACCTACCTAGTTCATCTACTGTTGCTGTAAAATCTGTACCACGAATTGCAATGTTTGCTGTAGGAGTTTTAAGAGATATGTTTTGTTTATCTATTCTGCCTAAATTACCTGTAATAAACCTAGCTGTTCCAAGACCAAATGTGAGAGCCATTTTAGACTTACTTGGGTCTGCATCAAATATATACTCGTCTATTATTAATTGTGAGTGTTCTGTCAAGCTTACTTTACTATCATCTAAAAAAGTAATAGCCATTCTTCCGTTTGTAGTTATAGCTTCGTCATTACTTTGTATAGCAAATTCTAAGTTTGCATCATAAGGTTTGTCTCTTACAATTTGTGCCGAACCATTTAGTTCAGATATATCACCTATATTAACAGCTTGTGCTTGTACCTTGGTCGTTTTGAACAACACACACAGTAGAAGAAGCATTACCACCAATTGATATGATTTTAAGCCAGTCATTGTCTTGTGTACTCAGTTGTTGAATATTGAATGTTCTTTGTCCGCCTGTATGGTCTAACCAAAAGTAACCTCCTGCTGAAGCAGTAACACCTGCACCAGTATAATTAACTGTGTTGTCTGAACCATCTATATCCATATAGTTGGTTGCACCATCAATATTGATGTTAGATGTAACTGTGTTGTTAGAACCTTGAATAATCCAGTCTAAATTAAGAGAAGCTGCTAGTGCAGTAGTTCCTTGATTAAGAGTAAATGTATTACTAGCACCAGTAACTGCTATATTTTGGTCAGAACCATCTGAGCTATATGTATTAGTTGGGTCAACTTGAATAGTAAAAGTGTTGGTTGAGCCAGTAAAATTATATAAACCTGTAAAGTTATCAGCATATATATCACCAAAAAACTTGTTGGTTGCACCAATCATATTAATATCTAGTGTCATAGTATTACCATCTAAATCAAAAGGTGTAACACTTCCTGCTGAAGAAGATAATCCACCTATTATGTTAGATATACCTAACTGTTCTAAGTCTATATTAGCTCCAGTACCAGACTGGTCTACATATATTTCGTTATCAGCCGCGTATATTGTCGATGCAGTCATCATCGCAATTAGGCTCATTAATTTTAATTTGTTCATGTTTCCAAAAACTCCTGTCATAACCGACATTTATTAATTCTAATACAGCACTTTCTATTGCCTTCATAAGTGCTAGGGTTGTTGATTCATTGCGAGAATTACCTAATTCTATTTCTACTAACTCGGTACCCATCTCAATAAATCTAAATACATCTTCTGACTTACCGTAACTAAATATAGTTTTTTCAGTCATTACTTCTATTAGTATCTCACCTGTGGCTACTGATACCATGCGTAAAGTTACTGCTACGCTATCTTCTCTATATTGAATACTAGAACCAATACCTAAGTATCTAGCTCCCATACCTCCTGTAGCAAGATTAGTCTCATAAGAGATAACAGCACCTTCAATTAAAACTCCTGCAAATAATAAAGGTCTTAAAGCTTTTCTTTTTTCTTCGTCAGTTTTAGCAATTTGTTCTCTTGCTGACCTTATTAATTGTCTTTCTTTTGTTAAATTATCTAAACCAACTCTTTCTACTACTACAAAAAAATCACCATTACCTGCGTGTTTTAATGCTCTTATTAGTAAAGAACTTGGTTGTTGAGTTATTGCTGTACTAAATAAAGCAAATTCACTATTACTTTTACGCTGTCCTGTTTGGTCTGTAAATGCAGTTGGATATACAGCTACAACAGGTTTAACTATAGGTTTTACAACATTTAATAGTTCTTTTGATTGTAAATCAGATATTTGTACAACATTGTATTCTTCAAATCTTTGTTCATATGTATCTTCAAATTGGTCAAATATAGAACAACTAGAAAGTAAAAGTACCAATAGGTATTGTGATTTCTGTAACTGTGCCATCTGCTTCCGTAATTTTAAGTGTTAATGTTATACCGTCACTAGTGTACTCTATAGTATTACCTTCTAAAGTTATCGTTCCTGATTCTGAAGGTGTCTCACCAAACAAGTTATTAACTAATTGTCTTGATAGTTCTGCATATACTCTAGACTCTAAATTTCTCATAAAACGAGCTAGTGTAGAATTTTCTTTTTCTCTTTCTATTTCGTCTTGAAGAGCTTTGATTTCTTCTTTAATAGTCATCTTACGAGTAAATTCTTGATTTTGAATAGTAAGATAATGACTAGATGTACCTACACCATTAAAGCTAGGGGACTTAAACTTGTGGGTAATAGTATCAGCGTTTATGTTTGTAGCAATAATAGCTATAAACATAACTAAACCTATAAAGGCTATCCAAACCAATATTCTAGTCTTTGCTGCTTCTTCTTCTATTATTTCTCTATCAGTCTTTTCTTTGGTCATCTCTATCTGCTTTAGCTAGTTTATCTA